AGCTTGAATCGAATGCCGCTGCTATTCCGCCAACGTATCCTGAGGCGCTTCGCCTTGCGGCCACACTGGCAGAGCAGAACATGCAGCTTGAGCAGCAGGTACAGCAGGCAGCGCCAAAAGTTGCCTTCTTCGATAGCTATGTGGATACCGCTGGTTCGAAAAGCCTGCGTGAGACAGCAAAGGTACTGAATATGCCCCCTCAGGCGCTGACAGATGCACTTGTTCGCGATGGTGTGCTGTTCCGCCAGTCTGGCACACTGCTGCCGATAGCGCGACACCACCATGCAGGGCGATTCACTGTCAAGGCAGGCATAGCAGCATCAGGCCATGATTTCACGCAGACACGTGTAACGCCGCGTGGTGTTGAGTGGATTGCTCAGCGCTACGCCTCTGAGCTGATGGGGTGAAATAATGGGCCTTTTGTTTACTACGCATCCGCTCATCGTCAATCCGGAACTCGCCGTGCGTATTGGGCTTAATGAAGCCATAGTTCTTCAGCAGGTTCATTACTGGCTGAAGGACACGTCTTCCGGTGTCACGATTGATGGTATCAGGTGGATATACAACACCGCAGAGGACTGGCTTGAGCAGTTCCCCTTCTGGTCAGAATCCACTATTAAGCGTGCTATTGCCAGCCTTAACAAGAACGGGCTGCTGAATGTCGAGCAGCTTGGCAAGAAAAAGCGTGATATGACCAACTATTTTTCAATCAATTACGCAAGCCCGTTGCTCGCATCTGAAATATCAGAAGTACCCGCGAAGCAGTATAAAAATACTGACGGCAAACACAATTCCCCATCTGGTCAAAATGAAGAGATGGAACAGGTCATTTTGACCAGATCCATCAAGTCAAAATGCACAGATCCATCTGGTCAAAATGAAGAGATGGATGAGGTCAAAATGAGTAGCTCCATCAGGTCAAAACGACACGATGATCCTACAGAGATTACTACAGAGATTACTACAGAGATTACTACAGATCCGTCAGATAAGAGATCTTCTTGTCCGGGAGCTACGCCACCGGACGAAGATTCCGATGATGATTCTTCAGAGGAGAATTTCACTGCCCGACATCCCGAAGCGGTTGTCTTCAGTGCGAAGAAACGCCAATGGGGCAGCAGGGACGATCTGACCTGCGCTGAGTTTATCTGGGGCAAAATTATCGTGATGTACGAGCGTGCGGCAGAAGCCGATGGTGAGGTGGTTCGCCCCAGAGAACCAAACTGGGCAGCCTGGGCGAACGAAGTGCGTTTGATGGTGGCGCAGGATGGCCGGACGCATAAACAAATCTGCTCACTGTTCAAACGCGCTAACCAGGATAAGTTCTGGTGCAAGAACATCCTCAGCCCGTCAAAACTGCGAGAAAAATGGGATGAACTCTCGTTAAAACTCAGCGCCTCAGCAGCTCCGCCGCAATCCGGCTCCGTCAGAGGCGGTCACTGGAATAGCCCCGAAGCCTGGGAGAACACGCTATGAACAAACTGATTTCGGCAGTCAATAACCGGGACGCTGACATGCTGGCGCACATGATGGGCCACCAGCAGCAGCGAGTGGTCAATGCCGAAGCCGAAAAGCTGGTGGATGCGCTGTTTGAAAACCTCCTGCGGATCTTCCCGGCAGCACAGAACACGGTACTGCGGACGGCTGAGGACGTGGCCGCCATGAAGCGTCAGTGGATTCTTGCCTTTGCCGAGAATGGCATTACGACCGTTGAGCAGGTTCGTGCCGGGATGCGCATGGCGCGCCAGCAGGGTAATGACTTCTGGCCGTCCTGCGGCAAATTCATTGGGTGGTGCCGTGAGAGTGCCCGCCTCGTTGCTGATTTGCCTTCTGATGATGATGTTATGGCTGAGTTTCAGCGTTATGCGCGCCAGCGCCATCAATACGCAACCCCGGAAGAATTTCCGTGGTCCCATGACGTCATGTATTGGGTCGTCCTGGATGTTCGTCACCTGATGTTCCAGCACAACTACACGGAACCTGAGGTGTTACGGTCGATAAAGTCACATATGCGCAAGTGGGCGCGTAAGCTGGAAGCCGGAAGGGGGATACCGAAACCGGTAATGCAACTGCCGGATAAACGACGCCCGCCATCAGCAGCAGACCTTCTTGATCCCACAGGTTCAGCGGCTTTTCGACAGGCTGGAGAGGCATTTCTGGCACGTATCAGAGCAAGACAGCAGGACGGTGAGGGTGGCAAATGAGATACGGATCAGTTTGCAGCGGGATTGAAGCCGCCAGCGTCGCATGGGAGTCGCTGGGATGGCAACCGGCATGGTTTGCCGAAATCGAAGCTTTCCCGTCTGCGGTTCTTGTCCACCACTGGCCTGATGTATCCAACCTCGGCGACATGACCAGAATCGCCGCTGCGGTGCGCGCTGGTGAAGTAGATGCGCCTGATGTGCTGGTGGGCGGAACGCCATGCCAGGCCTTCAGCATTGCGGGTTTACGCGAAGGCCTGTCTGATGAGCGCGGGCAGTTAACACTTTCTTACGTGGAGTTAGCGAATGCAATCGACGCAAAGCGCCGCGAACGCGGTGATCCAGAATCAATCATCGTCTGGGAAAACGTCCCCGGCGTGCTCAGCAGCAAAGACAATGCCTTCGGGTGCTTTCTGGCAGGACTTGCCGGAGAAAGCAGTGAGTTGCAGCCAGCAGGGAGAAAATGGACGCACGCAGGTTGTGTGTCTGGACCACAAAGGGCTGTTGCCTGGCGCGTCCTTGATGCTCAATTTTTCGGAGTGGCCCAACGCCGCCGCCGTGTGTTTGTTGTCGCAAGTGCTCGAAAAGACATCAATCCCGCAGCGGTACTTTTTGAGTTCGACAGCGTGCGCCGGGATACTCCGCCGCGCAGAGAAACGCAACCGGAAACTTCCTGCGCGACTGGAAAATGCGCTGAAGGCGGTAGTCACTGTGACAATCCGGTAAATCCGCATCCGACACTTAACCAGTCGCACAACACTGGTGGCATTGGTGCCAGCAATCAGGAAATTTTCAGCCAGCGCGGATCTGGTCTTGTATCAGACGCTTATTCCAATATCTCCCGCACATTGCTGGCGAAAGAAAACGACAGTACAGCAGAGGATCTTGACACCTATGTTTTGGGGTATGGCGGCGGCAATACCAGCGGCAGCATTGACGTAGCGACCGCATGCACAGCTCACGGCGTGCGAATGGACTTTGATACAGAAACCTTTGCCGTCCATGTCGCACAGGATCCTGACGTCAATCGCGAGCTGGCGCACACCATTGGCAGGAATCACGGGCAGGAAAACGCGATCGCCTGGGGAATTCCTGGCAACTGGATTGGCCGTGCGCCTGAAAACGGCGGAAATGCAACCGCGCCAATGCGTAACCTTTCGCCGTGCCTTACCGTTGCCGATAAGCATGGTGTGGTTATTGCATTCAGCAGCAAGGATTACGGTGCTGATGCCAATAGCGGTTCTAATCTGGCCCCAGCAATAGCGTTGCAAACTGATGTAACACCAAAAGCCAGCATAGAATTGGCATTCACGCTGAAACTTCCGTCATCGAGTGGTGGAGGCCAACCAGCCGCCGCAATGACACCTGATCTGCATGTTCGCCGTCTTACACCGATCGAATGCGAGCGCCTTCAGGGCTTTCCTGATAATCATACTCTGATCGGCTGGCGCGGGAAGGATGCTGATGAATGCCCGGACGGCCCGCGCTACAAAGCGATAGGCAACTCTATGGCTGTGCCGGTTATGCGCTGGATCGGTGAGCGTATCGCCGCTGCGCTTCCGGTCGAAGCGCCTGCGCCGCGCAACTGGCAGCGCCCGTTCCTGAAATGGGCTGGCGGTAAGTATTCGCTGCTGCCGGAGCTGTACCAGCTTATCCCGGCAGGCAAGCGACTGATTGAGCCGTTTGTTGGTGCTGGTGCTGTATTTCTCAACTCTGACAGGCACGAAAGTTTCCTGCTGGCGGACGTTAACACCGATCTGATTAACCTCTGGCAGATGCTGGAGGCAGACCCCCTCCGCGTTATGGATTTTGCCAGAAACCTGTTTGAATCCGGCAGAACGGAGGATGGCTACAAATCAATCAGAGCGAATTTTAACGCTCAGCACATGAATGCCCCGCTGCGTGCGGCAGCATTTTTGTATCTCAACCGGCACTGCTTTAACGGCCTGATGCGCTACAACCGCGATGGTTTTTTTAATGTCGGTTTCGGAAAGTACAAAAAACCGTATTTTCCGGAAGCGGAGATCCTGGCATTCAGGGAGAAATCGCCTCAGTGCGTGTTCATGAATGCTGATTTCCGCCGCACGCTATCGCTGGCAGGTGATGGTGATGTCGTTTACTGCGATCCGCCGTATGAGCCGATGCCCGGAACCGCTGGCTTTACCAGTTATTCCGCTGGTGGTTTTTCATGGGACGACCATCAGGATCTGGCGCGTTGCTGTGTGGCTGCATATCAGCGTGGCGCGAAGGTGCTGATCAGTAACTCTACGGCACCAGCGGTACTTGAGCTTTACGGGCGGCATGGCTTC